ACTAATGTAGTAAAACTTCATGAGCAAAGAAACTGGCGAGCAGTTTCAGCAGCTGAAACAGTTCAAGCTGGTGCTCAACTTTTAGTAAATACAAATGGTGGAGCAGTTACAATAACATTACCCGCATCACCGGCTACAGGAGATCAAGTAAATTTCGTGGATCAAGGTTATGACTTTAATACTAACGCATTGACTGTCGGAAGAAACTCTTCCAATATAGCTAATGCAGCGTCCGATCTAGTAGTTAATACACAAGGCGCAGCATTTGGATTAGTTTATTCGGGTGATGCTACAACAGGGTGGACTTACACGGAGAAATAATAAGTGTCTAATTATGAAGCAACAAAATACGATTTTAGCGCAGCTAATATTACAGGGATCGAAGGAATTCCAACAGCTACCATTGTGCCGTGGTCTTCGACTTCAATACCAACAGGTTTCTTAGAGTGTAATGGTGCAGCTGTATCAAGATCAACTTATTCAGCTTTATTTGCAATAGTAGGCACAACGTATGGGGCCGGGGATGGTTCCTCAACTTTTCTTTTACCTGACATACAAGATAACGTGGCACTTGGAAAATCTGGAACTAAAACCTTAGCATCTACTGGTGGAGCAAATACAGTCACTGGAAGCGGAACTATTTCAGGGACAATAGCAAATGCAACTTTATCTACCGCACAACTAGCATCTCACAGTCACAGTGGTACATCACCGGGTCCTTCAGGAATAGGTGGAAGTGAGCAACGTGGTTTATCCGGAAATAACACGGGGAGCACAGGAAGTGGCACAGGTCACAACCACAACGCAGGTTCATTAACTTTTTCTGGTACTGCATCATCTGTGGTGCAGCCTTATATAGCAATTATTTATATTATTAAAACTTAGGATGTAATTATATGTCAAATTATGAAGCAACAAAATACGATTATGATGGAGCAAATCTTACGGATATTGACGGAATTCCTACGGGTACAATTGTACCGTGGTCTTCAGCCTCAGTGCCAACAGGTTTCTTAGAGTGTAATGGTGCAGCTGTATCAAGATCAACTTACTCAGCATTGTTTGCAATAATAGGTACTACGTATGGAGCTGGCGATGGTTCGTCAACTTTTCTTGTGCCTGATATACAAGATAACGCTGTAGTTGGAAGATCAGGGACTAAAGCTTTAGCATCTACTGGTGGAGCAAATACAGTCACTGGGACTGGAAGTGCTTCAGGCACAGCAACAGCTAATGCTACTTTATCTACCGCACAACTGGCATCTCACAGTCACCCGGGAGGTACACTTGCGGGCCTTTCGGGAGCTCACGGGTTTACATCTCTTCAAGCTAGTAACCAAACTACTTCAGGGAATACAGGAAGTGGTACAGGTCACCAACACAACATGAGTTCATTAACTTTTTCAGGCGGTGCAACATCTGTGTTGCAACCGTATTTAGCTGTGTTATATATAATTAAAACTTAGAATGTAACGATATGTCAAATTATGAAGCAACAAAATACGATTTTGATGGAGCAAACCTTACGGGTATTGAGGGAATTCCAACAGCAACTATTATACCATGGTCAGATTCATCTGTGCCAACAGGTTTTTTAGAATGTAATGGAGCAACTGTTTCAAGATCTACATACGCTGCTTTATTTGCAATAGTAGGTACAACTTATGGAGCTGGAGATGGTTCAAGTACTTTTGTACTGCCTGATTTACAAGATAATGTACCACTTGGAAAATCAGGAACCAAAGCTTTAGGATCTACTGGTGGAGCAAATACAGTTGCTATATCTGGAAACGTTGGAGGCTCAACGGCTAATGCAACTTTATCAACAGCGCAACTGGCATCTCATAGTCACGCTTCTGCAGGGTTAGGACCTGGTACTAAGGCTGAATCTGGAAGCGGTTTTACCGGTGCAAGTGGCAATAATACAGGGAGTACAGGGAGCGGAACAGGTCACCTACATAACCTGAGTGCTACTTTTTCTGGAACTGCAACATCGGTGTTGCAACCGTACATAGCTGTGATATATATAATTAAAACTTAGGAGAAAATATGGCAACAAACGCACAATGGACTGTAATATTTGACGATAAAATAGTAATTAAAAACCACGCTGAAGGCGAGGCTCAAGGCATTGGATACAATATTGAAGATAATGATTTTTGGGGATTATCGAAATGGTCTAACATTTGGGCTATTCAATATGGAACAAAAAATCCTAGTGATACTGTAGAATACAGAGACGAAACTCCTCACTCTACTTGGGAGGATTCTAACTTAGGTGATTTTACAGATTTTATTACTAGATGGGACACTGCTCACTTAACTCAATTACAATCTAATTGGGACAACGATAATGTTGAAGATGAAAGTGAATCCGATAAAATAGCTAGATTAGGTGCAAGACCTACTTCTTATTCTTCATAATCTATAAACAAAGTTGAAGTATATCTTTTTAAATTAGAAACGTTAACTGCGTGTTGTGAGTGCATCCAATTGGATGGAAATAAAATAGCTCTATTTTCTCTAAATCCAACATGAATATCTAATTCTGAATCTCCCTCATTATTTGTATAATAAAAAACTGTTCCATTAGTTACAGCAGTTGGCCCTGAAATCATAATTAATATATTTGCAATACCAAATATCTCATCTGTATGTGGTTTAAAATACGTTGAACTTCTTATATCTAAACCTGAATCTGAATTTACTTTTTTTATTTTTATTTTAAATTTTAATTCTGATTGTTTTATTAACAAATTTAATAATTTTTTATTTTGGTTTAAAAGAAATCTACTTCCATAATAATTTTTTTCATTTTTTTCAGTGGTGTTCATAAAATAACGTGGCGTATACAACGCTTTGTTTAAAGCAAAATCTTGAACTATTTTTAAATTATCATTATCAAGAAAATTATCGATAATTTTAATCATCGTAACATCATCCAAGAAGTTAAAATATATTTTTCACCAGATAAAGGTGGATTTCCTCTATGAATATATGGAAAGCCTGCAGGCCAGATAACTATTCTACCAGTTTTAGGTTTTACTCTTTTTGAAAAATGTAAAAATTCTGTTTCACCACCTTCTTCAACATCGTTCAAATAAATACTAAAAACAAAAGCTCTAGGTTCATTCTCAAAACCTGAACCATGTTCTATATGCCAAATATGATATCCTTCTGTGGGTAAAGTTTTTTGAATTTTTAAACTTGTGTAATAAAGTTTATCCAGTCCATAAGCATCTTTAGCTCCTACATTTTGAGCATAATGATTCCAAGCTAAATCAAAGTTTAAAATCATTGGTTTTAATTCTTCCCACCAAACATTAATATTATTAGGTGCTGCAAAATATTGTTGATCTTGTTTTTTTAATATAGATGCTTTTTCAAAACCTATTCTATTAAATGTATTATTAAATTTGTTTTGGTTTTCATATAATTTTATTGCTTTGTTACATTCTTCTTTTGTAATATAATTATCGTATGTTCCAATAAAGTTATTTATGTTTACGGTTTTTTCTCTCATATTTTAAAAAAAATCATCGGGTTCATAAATTTTTCCAATTTCTGGAAAGTATATAAATTTAAATAAATTATTACAATCTATTAATGTTTTCATAGCATCTTCTACAGAATTTACTAAAGGTTGCCCTGCTAAATTAAAAGAAGTATTTAGCAAAATTGGAACATTGGTTAATTTATAAAATTCATTTATTAAATTATAGTAATGATAATTTTGTTCTTTTTTAAGTGTTTGAATACGACAGCTATTATCTACGTGCGTAATACCGGGTGCCTCTTTTTTCTTAACCTTAAAAACATAAGACATAAACGGAGTTTCCTCTTTTGATTTTAAATCAAACCATTCGTTTGCGTGTTCGTGTAAAACTGTGCCTGCTGTAGGCCGAAACCATTCTCTATTTTTTAAATAATTTATTTTTTCTTTTGCATAATTATCTCGTGGGTCAAACAAAAAAGATCTATTTCCTAAAGCTCTTTTACCTAGTTCATTTTTACCTTGATAAATTGCTATTATATTTTTTTTAGCTATAAGTTTTGCTACTTTTTTAGCTGTAGTATGTGTACCTTTTTTAAAATTTAAAAAATTATAATTAGGTGAGTCTCCTAAATTTAATGTAGTTAATTTATTTTTTACAAATTTATTTTTATTTACGTGAAATAAAGCTGCCCCCATTGAGATACCACTATCATCAGCAAAAGGATCTACATATAGATTAGGGCAGATATCTAATATTTTAGAATTTAAAACAGTGTTTTGAAAAACACCCCCTGACACACATAAATTTCTTTTTTTATTTTTTATAATGTTAGATACATATTTTAAAACAATACGTTCTAATTCGTTTTGCACTGCTTTACATAATGATATTTTCACTGTTTTATCTTCTCCCAATTCATACATATCTATTAAATAAGATTGAACATAACTAAAATGATTAAATTTTTCTACAAACAGTTTATTGTATGATTTATTACTTGGATAAGATGAAAGACCCATTACAGATCCTTCTTCTTTGAAATTTAAAATTTTTTTAGTAATCTTGTAAAGATGACCTAAACTTAACGTATTTATAACCACGTCTTTATTGTTTATGTATTCTTTATTTTCACCGGTGTATAATTTAAAAATTTTTTTAAATTTATTTTTTCGAAAATAATAACAAGATACTATTTCAAACTTATCATTTTCTCTTACTCCATTGCCATCTATTACTAAAACAAAAGATTCTTTATAACCTGAATTATAGTATGAAGCACACGCATGATAAAAATGATGATTTATATCGTAAACAAATTCATCGTATTCAATGTTGTGTAGTTTTAATGCTTTTTCAAAAGCATTTTTATTACTATCACTTTGATTTACTGCGTTTATAAATATTATTTTATTAAATTTATTATTCTTATATTTATTTAATAATACATAAAACTCTTTAGTTTGTTTTTTCTTGTTTAATCTTTCAGCTTCTTGAAAATAAATAATTTTATCTGCGTCTGTTTCACAAATAGAAGCATTATGTGAGTTATGTATTGCTAATATTCTACTCATTTTGTGACTTTCATTCTTTATTAAACTACTATATAAGCTACTATATGCTACAAAAATTAAATTTCAAGCCCGGTTTTAATAAGCAAGACACAGAATCAGGGGCCGAGAGCCAATGGATAGACGGTGATTTTGTTAGATTTAGATATGGTTTACCAGAAAAAATAGGTGGGTGGTTACAATTAACATCTGGTGGTAAATCTTTACCTGGCGCTGGTAGAGCACAAGTTGCATTCTCTAGTTTTGCAGGTGAAAAATATTCAGCTATTGGAACATCCCAAGGTTTATTTTTATATTATGGTAATGACTTTTATGACATTACACCTTTAGATACTGCAATCACAGGCGGGACTTTAACAACAACCAACGGATCTAGCACTATAACTATTAATAAAGGATCACATGGATTAGCTGTTGGAAGATATGTAACTTTATCTGCAGTAACTGTAACCGGAGCTAGTGGTTACACGGCCTCAGACTTAGAAAAAGTATACGAAATTTTAACTGTGCCTGATATAGATAAGTTTACTGTTCAAGCAGCAACAGTTGAATCAGGGTCTGGTATGACAGCGGCAGGTGCCGTTACTGTTAATCCTTATGTTGAAGTTGGAC